GTTTCTAACTTCTTTCTGGAATTTATTAGTTAAGAAATCTAAATTCATACTAAGCCACTCTTTTTGAGTATACTCTACTTTCTCGTTCCATTGCATCTTTTCATCAAGGTGGTCCATCCAGATGTTCTGTATCCACGCATTAAATTCTAAACCCATTTTAGTCATTTTTTTCTCCTTTGTTAAGTGTATTTCTATAATTGGATAGTCGTTAACAAACTTCATTATTGTTTCGTATTGCTCACATACTCCATCTTTAATATTAGCATTACCAATATCCATCATAATCTTTTGTAATTTTAAAATACTCTGTTGGTCTACCGTCCTAGGAACTAGACAGAAGTGAGCATCATTATGTGGAGTTAACGCAACAAAATCTTTTACTTCATACGCCACTTCACCAATTGTATCTAAATCAATCATAAAGACATACCACCAAATGTATCTTCTGAGACATCTTGCTTAACTCCTCCTTGAATATAAGAAGTGATTTCTGTTTCTTGTGGTGCTACTTGAACATCTGCACCTGCAATCCATTTCTGTGTCCACGGTAATGGGTTTGCTTGTGGCACAACATATGGACATTTTAGATTAACCGCAATCATACGCTTACAACAAATCCATTCAATATAATCACTCAATAATTGTGCATTAAGACCAATCATTGAACCATCTTTAAATAGATAGTCTGCCCATTTCTTTTCTTGTTCTACTGCATCAACAAACATCTGAATACATTCTTCTTCTGTTTCTTTAGCAATCTTAATATAATCTTTGTCGTCTTTTGGTAAAATCTTAAGAAGTGATTGGGTAGATGCTAAGTGCAAGTTTTCATCTCGTGCAATTAATTTAATAATCTTAGCATTACCTTCCATCTTCTTAAGTTCAGCAAACGCCCAACTACAAGCAAACGATACATAGAAACGAACGCCTTCTAAGATGTTAACACTCATTAGTGTTTTGTATAATGCTTTCTTAAGTTCGTATAGGTCTACTTCAACTTTCTTGCCATTGACTGTATGTTTGCCTTCGCCTAGTAGTTGATACTTTAATGATAAGTCAATGAGTTCATCGTAGTTAGTACTGATAGCATCAGCACAGTCTGTAATCTCAGGAATACTCATCATTTCATCAAATACTTTACTAGGATTAGAATATACATTACGAATAATATGTGTATAACTACGTGAGTGAATTGTTTCACTGAATGTCCAAGTTTGAATCCATGCTTCTAGTTCTGGAATAGATACTAGTGGTCCAAATGCTTCTACTGGCGCACGACCCTGTACACTATCTAATATAATTTGTCTTTTAAGATTACTTGTAAAAATGTGTCTTTCATTATCTGTAAGATTATTGAAGTCATTTGCATCCTTGTGGCAATCAACTTCTTCTGGTCGCCAAAAGAAACCCAACTGTTTATCAGTTAGTTTATCAAATTGTTTATACTTCAACATATCATATCGTTGAATTGTCACACCGCCCGATGGGTCTAAAAACGCCTTCGCAGTTGTGTGGTCTTGTTTATTTTTTGCGTTAAATACTGTCATCTCTCTAATCCTCTAAGCAAACAACGATTGAAAAGTCGTATGTTTGTGTTTACCGTATTCATGGGCTTTACTCCAATCAATTTGTGTTTTTCCGTAATCTCTGAATCCACCTGGAATTCTGTTTCCATCGTTATCTAATAGTATTTTAAAAAAGCGTGGAAATAAATTTTCTATCACTTTATGGTCTTTCCATACTTGTTCATGGGTTGTATCATTCCACACAGTTTGAGAAACATTTTTAGTTTCAGTACTTGAGTTTTGAAAACCAAACTGCTGACTTTCTATCCCACTTAATCCTGATGTGAGTATACTTAACAGAAATAGAACATCTTCATTATATCTAATTTTTGTAGTATTAAGTTCTTCTAACTTTTCATATATATCTGCACCGTTTAGAAACAGTTGGCTAAACACTGGACTATTATTCAAATATGAAGAATGCCTTTGGTCATTACTTTCAGCAGGTGGTAATCCTATTCTGCATCCGCCACAATAACTAACTACATCTAGTAAACTATCATATAGATTAAACATTTCTGTTAAGTCATCATCTGTGCAAACTCTCTTACTAGTCTTCATATCTTCTTCTAATCGTATGCCACTTTTTTTAAAATACTTCTGATTTCTTCTTTTGAAAACTAAATCATCATCTAAGACACAATACTTTATAGTACCAGCATCTTTGTATATACAATCTCGTGTCTTTGCCAGACATAAGTAATCGTCTAAATTTATTTCTTCAGGCAGAACTAGATATTCACAATCATAGGTGTATTGGTCTCGTTCCCAAGACTGAACAACCATAACCACTCTTTCTTTTAGTGAATCAGAAAGACCGTTATATGTTATCTGGTTGTTAACTCTATTAACTGTTGGAATGTATATTTTCTCTATCATAGTTCTAGTATAGCACAGAAATCTATATCGTGCAACCCTCACAATCCTCATCATCAATTAAAGTACCCATTGGAAGTTCTTCATTTTTATCCATTAAGTCACCGTCAACATTTATTTCACCTTGACCATCAAAAGTATTGAAGTAATATAATTGCTTTCCACCATACTTATAAAACATAATAAGATGCTGTAGCATCACTGACATTGGAATCTTTTCATCTTCGAAGAATACAGGATTGTACGATGTGTTCACTGATATACCCTGGTCAATATACTTTTGTAATACTGACACAATCTTTAGATATCCCTCAGGTGATTCTTGGTCCCATAGAAGTTCATATTTACTTTTCAACTTATGAATACCAGGAACAACTTGTTTTAGAACACCATGCTTTGATTGTTTAATACTAACTAAACTTCGCGGTGGTTCAATACCATTCGTTGAGTTTGAAATCTGTGCTGATGTTTCTGCAGGCATAAGTGCCATCACTGTTGAGTTTCTAATTCCATATTCTTTAAGGTCTTCTCTAAGAGATTTCCAATCCATTCTTTCTTTATGAGAAACAAGTTCATCAATCTCTATTTTACGTGTATCTATTGGTACTACACCGTGTCCATATCTTGTTTCATCAGATTTCGGACAAGGTCCAATATCTCTTGCCAAATTATTTGAGGCTTTGATTAGATAATAACTCCATGCTTCTGCCCATTCATCAACTAACTCTAAGTTAGGGTCAGTATAGTTTGTATCATTTTTAGCCAGCCAATACGCAAAATTAATAATGCCTACACCCAAAGGTCTCCTGTTATCTGTTGATAATTCAGCCGCAATGAGTGGATAATCTTGGTAACTCAATAGAGCATCAAGTCCTCTTACTGCTAACTCACACGGCTTTTCAAAATCTTCTGGAGATTTTATATTGCCCCAATTGATAGCACTAAGTGTGCAGAGAGCAATTTCGCCCTCTTCGTCCATCACACTGTTCAATGGCTTTGTTGGTAGATTAATCTCGCAACATAGATTTGATTGTTTGATTGGTGCCACTTTTGTATCAAAAGAACTGTGGTCATTTGCGTGGTCTACATTCATCAAATAGATACGGCCTGTATTCTTTCTCTCATTCATAAATGAAGAAAATAGTTCAATAGCAGGTACTGTTTTCTTACGAATAGATGTTTTACGTTCTGCTTGTTCATATAGTTCACGGAACTTATCTTGGTCATTAAAGAATGCATCATACAATCCTGGGACATCTTGTGGTGAGAATAATGTAATATTGCCACCTGTCATTAGACGTTCATACATCAGTTTATTGAACTGAACACCATAATCCATATGTCTAACACGATTATCTTCTGTGCCTTTGTTATTCTTTAAAACAAGTAAATCTTCGACTTCATAATGCCAAACAGGATAATATAATGTTGCCGCACCACCACGAACACCACCTTGTGAACACGATTTAACAGCCGCTTGAAACATTTTATAGAATGGAATAACACCTGTATGACTTGCATCGCCATTACGAATAGGTGAGTTTATTGCTCGGATACTACCTGCTCCAACGCCAATCCCTGCTTTCTGAGAGACATATTTAACAATTGAACTAGATGTCGCATTAATACTATCTAAACTATCTCCAGTCTCAATTAATACACAACTACTGAACTGTCTTTGTGGTGTACGAACGCCAGCCATAACAGGCGTTGGTAATGAGATATCAAATGTACTGATGGCATCATAATATTCTTTTATCCACTTCAAACGTTCTTCTTGTGGATAATTACTAAACAATGTTGTCGCAATAAGAACATACGCCATTTGCGGTGTCTCATACAAGCGTTTTGTAACTCTATTCTGTACTAAGTACTTTCCACGAAACTGTTCCATTCCAATATAAGTGATATCAAAATCTCGGTCGTGTTTAATAAAAGCATTAATTTTTTCCCACTCTTCGATTGAATATGCACTCAACAATGCTTTGTCGTAAAATCCAGACTCGACATTTTTATTGACCAATTCTAAAAGATGAATTGGCTCGAAGTTGTTATATACTTCTTTTCTAATATGATAATTGATTAAGTTTCCAGCAACCCATTGATAATTCGGTGTATCTTCTGATATTAATTCTGCCGCGGCTTTAATAAGTGTTTCTTGTATTTCACTACTTGTCATTCCGTTATAGAATTGTATATGTGATTTCAATTCAACTTCACTGGCAGACACATTATTAATATTGTTACACGCTTCAAATACAACTTTGTGCATTTTTTCTAAATCTAAATCTTCTTTTTCTCCATTTCGTTTAACTATCTGAATGTTACTCATTGTACCCTCTACCTAATATGTTGTTATCTCTGAATCTTCCATACCTGCAACACGTAACTTTATTATGTTGGACAGTTGAAAGTGTTTAATTTCAAACCCTTTTGTAATACCAAGATACTGATTTCTGATAAGTGCTACTTGATTTATTAGTTCACCGACTGCAACAACTTCATCTTCACCATCTGCATACTTTTCTGCATCTCTACTACTCAATACTTTATTATAATTTTCTAAATATTTTCTCAGATACGAACTTCTCTTCTTTCGTAACTGTATATTCAGATGTTCAAGTATTGCCTCTATCTCTTGTAATTGACCAAACCGAAGTTCAACATATGCAGGAAGATAAGTTGCATTTTTCTCAATGTTTCCAACTATCTTCACTTCTTTTCTTGCGTCCGAAAGTTCACTTTCAAAAAATTGAATAAAGTTTGGAATTTCACTCCAGTCTTTTACTATTTTGCTATACCAATTCATTAGTAATCATCACCATCATCATCATAATAATCGTCTTCATCTACTTCATCTTCAAAGTATCTGTCTAACGAAACCACGAGAATAGGGTTGCCATCTATTAGCAACTCAATGTCCTCACTACTCATTCCTAAATCGTCACACTGTTTTATGAACATTTCGCCGGCTTCTACTCTATCTTTGCCAGGAATATAATTCACTAAAGTTTCCCACAATTCGTATAGCGATTCTGATTCCAAGTTGACTCCTCTTAGTTTTGTCTTGTTATTGTAAGCAATCTATTTATACAGATTGCTCGATTTTTATACTTCTTCCGAAGCAACAGTATCTTCTATTTCTACTTCTAATACTTCTGCAATATCTTCAGCATTCCAATCGTTCATAACAACATCAAGTTTTTCATCTGACCAATTCTTACGGAATTCAATCATTTCTTCGCCTGCTTTAGTCACATACTTCAATCGATTTCCTTGCTTAACAAGTAAACCTTTTGCTTCGAAAAACTCAACAAGACCACTATAAGGACTCATTCCAGTTTCATATGGAATCTCTACTTGAACACTCTCAAATGGTTTTGAGTATCGTGTTTTCATTACTTTACAAGCCGCACGAATACCGTGTACTTGTGAAGTTTTGTTGCCATCTGCATCTACTTTAAGTTTAAGTTTACGCATTGCAACTACAATAGAACTAGCGTAGATAAAGCCTTGACCACCAGAGATTTTATCATCTGGGTCAAACATATCTTGTGATGCGTATGTATGGTTTGTAGCAACTAGTCCTACATTGTAATCACCAAA